AGAGGAGAAGAGGGGGTGGTTTGCATCCACGGGGGGGGGGAGGACGCCCCCCCGCTTTTTGAAAGTAGGTGAGTAATTTGTGGCATACATCTATGTAGACGGAGAGGAATTTCCTTACCCGGAAAGAGGACTGAACGTAATTGTCACAACTCCTGTAAACTCTGCCAGGGACACAAAGGCGGAGGTTGTCGGGCAGCGAATCAGCCGAGATCAGTATAAAATCAATAATTTGAAGTGGCCCATGCTGTCGGCAGAACAGTGGTCGTTTATCTTAAAAAAGTTCCGCGAAGGCTTTGGTGTGCCGGTAACCTTTCCGGATCCCATCACACAGGACTGGATAACCTTAAAGATGTATCCGGGGGATCGCAGCGCGGAGCCGTACTGGATCGATGATGAGGACAAACCGACACGATACCGGAACTGCAAAGTGAATATTATTGATTGCGGGGTGTGAGGAATGCAGCATGTATCAAAAGAATATAAGACCTCCATGAAACAGATATGGCGGAATATCGGCTATATAAAGGTATATCTCGGGATCATAAACGAAGATGCACAAAAGCTTGTATCTGCGCAGGATATTCGGAATAATTTCGTATATTTTGCGGATGCGAATAAACCGTTCGATTCCTACCCGGTAGACCATATTTATGCCACCGCTGAACAGGATTTCGCAAAGACGGACGGCAGCATGTACTTTCTGCCGGAATCACCGACCGCTGATTTTTTTAATCAGGGCATCGTGACGCAGGATTTATCTGGGACCTTATATGTAGTGTTTGAGCATGAGGGACTGGATATTAAAGGGCTTACGATAGACTTCGGAGAATGCTATCCGGTTGATTTTACAGTCACAAACGATCATGGGACGCATGCGTACACTGGAAATGAGAAAAGTCGATGGGTAACCGAAGATGTATTTTACGGGACAACGTATCTGATCATTACGCCTACCAAAATGGTCAACGGCGCTGGGCGGCTGCGTGTAAAAGAATTTATCTGCGGGATTGCGAATGTGTATACGGACAAGGAAGTGCAAGCGTTTACTTATAAGGACGTTGTATCCCCGATTTCGGAAAAACTTCCGTCGCAGGACATGACTGTGACGATCGGGAATCTGGATCGTTATTACAACGCGGACAACCCAGAAAGTGCTGTGCGGTTTCTGGAAACCGGGCAGGAGATTCGGGCGTATTTTGGATATGATGTAAATAACGACGGCAAAATCGAATGGCTCGACCCGTTTAACGGATACCTTAAAAAATGGTCGGCGGACGATCAAAAGGCAAAGTTCACGGCGACAGACCGATTTGACAATATGACCGGGAAATACCACAAGGGCACTTATCACCCGAACGGGATTAGCCTGTACGCGCTGGCAGAGGACGTGCTCACGGATGCAGAAGTAGACCCGCGAGAATATTTTATCGACCCGTATTTGAAAAAGGTAACGGTTCAAAATCCAATCCCCATTGTAAAACATACAGAAGCGCTGCAGATGATCGCAAATGCGGGACGTTGCATTATGACGCAAGACCGGAGGAAAAAGATAACCCTCCGGTCTTCCTTTTTGCCTGATGTGAATGCAAATTCGGAGAATCAAACGGCGTTCAGCCGGGTGGAGAATATCCTCATGGACGATCCTGTAGACGCGTATGCAATGGGAAGCAGAGACTTTTCTACGACGGACGGCAGCATGTACTTCCTGCCGGAGAATACAGAATATCTTTCGATCGGGTATGTGAGCGATTCTGTAGCTGGTGCAGACGGCACTTTTGACCCACCGCCGAAAATAGATGTTGTGCTGGAAGCTGGGTATACCTGCTATGGGCTGCAGCTGAATTTTAGGTCAGTCGCACCACAGGAGGTTGTTGTGCGAACCTTTTACAACGGCGAAACGGTAGATGTTTATACCGTGGTAACCCCTGACCTGAATGCAGTGCTGGACGAAGAGCTGCAGCTTTTTGACCGGATGGAAATTACTTTTACGAAGTCTATTCCGGGTAGCCGTGTGACGCTGGACAAGCTGCAGCTCGGAAACGTTACGGATTATGTCCTGGATGACAGGGAGCTACTGGGAAATACGCCGATTGGAACGGTGGACACCAGATTAAAAGCGTTGACCATAAAGAAATGGGTTTACGCAGAGACGGAGACAGTGGAAGACCTGAGTAGCGGTGACATCATCGTGGATGCGGACGGGCAGGAGCTGGAAATCACCATGAATGATCCGGCATACGGCTATGCGGTTGAGCTGGATCAGGAGGAAATCAGCTGCGAAATTGCAGAAAGCTATAGCTATTATGTAAAGTTACGGTTTTCAGGCGTGAGCCAGTCTACGACCGTGAAATACACCCTGAAAGGGCATAAATACACGGTCTATGAAGGAAATTACAGGGTGCAGCACGATACGATTGGGGCAGAAAAAGAATGGAAAAACCAGCTTGTTAGCACCGACTTGCACGCTGCTGATCTGGAAGAGTGGATCGCGGGATATTACCGGAACAACCTGCAGTATGAATTTAAGTACCGCGGTGACCCGCGTGTAGACGCAAACGATCTGTTTTATCTGCAGCGGGAGAATCTGGACACTGCGCTGATCCGCGCACATGAAGTACAGCTTACTTATAAAGGAAGCTGGGAAGGGAAAATGAAAGCCAGGAGGAACAAATGGGCTGGATAGAACCGAAAACGGACTGGGACCCGACAAAAGACAGACTGAACCCGGAATCCTACAATCGTATCCGGAACAATCTGGCAGTGCTGGGAGAACTGGTGAATGAGATTTACGCCCCGCTTACGCTGGAAAGCATGGGCGAAGAAAAGAACTATTCCAGCTGGTATTATGCACGGGAATTTAATGTGTTTGAACGAAACCTCGATGCAATAAACCAGACATCCTATAACAAAGTTATAGGGACAACAAAAACATTTTTTGACAATGGACCATTTATCGACAGCAGCGAACTGAACAGAATCGAATCTGCAACGTTGCGACTATATGAAATTGGTCAGAACCATAAAAAAACATTACCACGCCTGAGTGTACGCTTGGGCAGTTTGAAAGGAGTTAAATAAATGGGAGTAAAACAGGTAAAAGCCGTCATTAACGGCGTAACAACAGTCCTTACGCTGAACAGTTCGACAGGAAAGTATGAGGCGACGATCACAGCCCCGGCAAAATCCAGTTATAAGCAGACAGGACATTATTATCCGGTGTCTGTAACCGCGGAGGACTTGGCTGGAAATACAACCACGGTGAATGATAAACACAGCACGCTTGGATCAAATCTGCGCCTGACCGTAAAAGAAAAGGTTGCGCCGATCATTGCGATTACATCACCTACATCCGGTGAGCTTACTGCAAACAACAAGCCCACAATTACGTTTAACGTAACAGATGAAGATTCCGGTGTGGCAGCAAGTACTGTGAAACTGTACATCGACGACAAGGAAGTTACAGGACTTACCAATTCGGCAATTTCAAACGGTTATACCTTTACCTATACTGTTACAACAGCCCTTGTCGATGGAGCACATACTGTAAAAGTAACCGCATCCGATAATGACGGTAACGCAGCAGGTGCAAAGACCCTGACCTTTAACGTGCTGGCTACAGCTCCGAACCTTGCGATCACCAGCCCTGCAGAAGGCGCTTACTTCAAGGCGAAGACCGTAAGCTTCGCAGGTACTACAAACGGCGCGAAGCTGACCGTAAAGGTGGGCAACGGAACTGCACAGAATGTAACAATTGCGGACGGCAAATTCTCCGGAACTTTCGATCTGGCAGCGGAAGGCAAGAACGTTGTCACGTTTGTGTCCACAAGCGCATCCGGCGTTACCACAACGATTACCAGAAACCTGTATCTGGATACAGTCGCACCTGCTATTTCTGCGGTTACAATTACTCCGAACCCCGTAGATGCAGGCAAGACCTATATCATTTCCGTATCCGTAACGGACTAAGGAAAATGATATGGTCGTAAAGCTGACAGGAAAAGTAAACGGCGAGACTATCATTTTTGAACGCAAAGCGGGAGGATTGTGGGTAACTGCAATCCCCCGCGTAAAAAGCGGTGCCTACGCTGTGGAGCTGACAGCAGTCGATGAAGCGGGAAATGAGACGTTTTGTACAAAATATATCCTGACAGTTGACCTCGGCGCGCTTGCGGTAAAACTGGAACCGTTCCCGTACAGCGTGCAGCTGTTGCAAAGTAGTTTCCGGGAGGGCATGCGCATGACGGCGACATTTGATTATGGAGAAAGCAAGCATATCCGGCTGCTTGTAGTCTCGCGAAAAAAGGAAGATTTTGACATATCGAGCGCGTCGTATGTCCTTACGAAGGATGGCGCAAACGATCCGGAAGACAGCGGCAATGTGGTTATTGATGAACATGTTTTAGATGCACTTATAGCGCCAATGCAAAAAGGACGGTATAAGCTGACTATTACATATCACATTACAAATGAGACATTTGTAGAGGAAGTGCATATTGCTGTATTGTAAGGAGGTGTGTCTGTGGGAATCGCAATCACAAAAGTTACTGTGTCGAAAAATCCTGTTGGCACATCGGAAAAGTTCCTGATCACGGTGACAGTGAAAGAACTTACCAGCGAGCCGACGATGTACCGGCTCCCTTACACGTTGGGAAAGGAAAAAGGAGGACTGAAATAAAATGGCAAAACAGGTACTGCCTACGAACTTTATGGATGATATTCTGAATGAATCCATGAACGGGAAAAGAAGATGGATCATTACGCAGAACGATGATGGTACATACACATTTGAGGATGCGACCACCTACGACCAGCTTGGAAATACTTTCGGGCAGGCACAGGTGAACGAGATGAATAAAGCGATCAACGAGAGCGTCGATCAAGCGCGGGTGATTGATGATTACAAAACGCTGGCGGCAGTAAACCAGAACGGTTTCGTGCCAGGCGCGAAACCAGTTGCTCAGTTAATTAGTGATTTGAAAGTTGTAAAAGAGCATTCTGTCTGGGAACAGATCGGCACATTGTCCGGAACTGCGCAGAAAACTTTTGACTTTTCGCAATATGAAGAAATTTGTCTTGTTACAACCTGCTCCGGAAATGCAAAATTGTTTTATACAGTTAAAATTCCAGTAATTGTATTGAATGAAGACAAAATACATGTGTGCAACGGCGGATATACCACTGGAACTGGAGCAGAGTGCGAATGGGAAATCTCAAAAACGTCTTGCAGGTTGCTGGCTTGTTATGTTGGAGGGACAAATTACACTGGATCTGCAACGACAATATATGCTAGATAAGCATCGTGGTTATGTCAAAAATAAGCTATTACAACTCTCGTGGTTTTGTTTCCTACACCAGACTTGAAAGGCAAGTAGTTAATAGTTACCACATCTTTAGTATAAACAGGAAATACGTCTGATTTATAGCGATACATAATTATTTGAGGTGTGGCATAAGCACATATTTTGACTTATTCATTGTACAAGTTAAATTTACATCCGCCAAATCCACTATTATTATTTTGAGACTGCTTGGTGTGAATTAATACATATTTAACATTTGTTATATCAAACACGGTATCATTTCTATCGCCGATTTGATATTTTGTCTCCAGTTCATTCCCCCAATTATTAACATCGAACCGCGGAGAATTATATACCCACCAATAGTTTGCATTGCAATCCGTCACTTTTAGACGGTTATAACCCGGATTTTCAAATACAAGATTGGTACTCGTATAGTAATTCGTTGTCGGCATTTGAGAAAATTTCATGTTTAACAACGGGGTACTACTAAAAGGGAATACTGTATCCGCACCAGCCTTTGTCTTATATCCCGTAATTTTACCCGTACTTTTATCAATTACAAATTCCGGGGCAGCGCCCAAATCACTACTTAATGAAGTAACCCGTAAACGAACCCAGTAGGGTTCTTTTTGCTATGAAAGGAAAATGATATGGCATATATTAAATTCCGAAATTCAAAAGACTTTGTAAAATGCCTCATCGAACCGAAAGGAAATATTGTTTCGCTTGCCTTTCCTCTTGGCGAAGCTATATCCACAAATACAAGCGGCTTTGACACTTATCTGGATGACAAAGGGGAATTACTTATCGGAGAATATGGCGCATATACTACGGTATATCGAAATTGTCCGGAAAAAAACGGCTATGAACTGTCGAACGATGGAAGTGTGTACACGGAGCCGGAGAAGATTATTTCTTTCCGGGCGGAAGCAGGCGGAAGTTTAGACGGCGAGACAGATCAAGTGGTGCAGGATTATGCGGATTTGGATATACCTACACCGAAACCGGAACAGAATTATGTATTCGTGGGATGGGTTCCGGAAATCCCGGAATCCGGAGCGGTAAAGGAGAGCACTGTGTATCATGCGACTTTTGAATATGTACCTACATTAGAGGAAGTACAGGAGGCGAAAGTGACAGAAATGAATACGCTGCAGCAGAGCATTATTGCAAGCGGGCTGGATGTTACTCTTAGCGACGGAACAACCGAACACTTTACGCTTACCGGGCAGGATCAGACCAGCTTGATGGGGTTGCAGACGCAGGTAGCAGCCGACGCAGAAAATATCCCTTGGCACACCAGTGATGAAAAGGAACACTGCAAATTTTACAGCAATGCGGATATGCTTCTGATTGTAACCGCGGCTATGGAATTTGTGACATGGCATGTGACTTATTTCCGCGATCTAAGAATTTACATCCGCAGTATCGAAGATAAAGTTGCTGTGGCGGCGATCCAGTACGGAACTGACATTCCGGAGCAGTACCAGAGTGCGCCGCTGAAAGCGATGCTTGCGGCTCAGAATACATGAGAATGGTAAGACCGCTAATCTTGTGGATGATCGGCGGTCTGATCTATACGCTTCTGGAAATTGTAACCCGCGGTCGTAGCCACTGGACAATGTTTATTGTTGGTGGATTATGCTTTTACCTGATTGGACTTATAAACGAGGTTATTCCGTGGGAAATGGCTTTCTGGAAACAGTGCATTATCGGGAGCTTTGTGGTTACCGGGATCGAATTTGTTTCCGGTTGTATCGTAAACTTGTGGCTTGGCTGGAATGTCTGGGACTATTCCCATCTGCCACTCAATCTTTTGGGGCAGATATGTTTGCCGTTTTCGCTGTTGTGGGTACTTGTTTCAGGTATGGCTGTGATTTTGGACGATTACCTTAGATATTGGCTGTTCAAGGAAGAAAAGCCACATTACAGGCTGTTTTAGAAGCTACGTTCTGCTATTCTTGTGGCAGGAGGTGCGCCATGAAAGAACAAATCGTAATGGATATTTTGCGGGAAATGACGGCGATTTTGACGCAGGAACAGTTAATGAGGCTGAAAGAGGTTGTGCGTGTGCAACTGTGCGGATACGACATTCGCAAGAAAGAAACCACTCTGATGCGAACGGATCAGAACTGGTTAAATTATCTGCAAATGTATCTGGATGGTTTCCGACAAAACGGGAAGTCCACGGGAACGATAGAGCAGTACAATTTGCATTTAAGCCGAATGCTCTCGTATGTTGCAAAGAATGTGCAAGATATAGAGGACGACGACCTGATTTCGTACATGTACAAGTATCGTGCGTTACGCAAGGTATCGAACAGATATCTGAACAATATGCGCCTGGTATTTAACAGCTTTTTCCGATGGCTGCAGCGTCGCAAAGTAATCTTTCGTAATCCGGTGGACGGGCTGGAACCGATTAAGTATAAGCAGGATGTTAAAAAGCCGTTGTCTCCGGAAGAGCTGGAAAAGGTGCGCTGTGCCTGTGAGCAAGAGCGCGATCTGGCCATAGTCGAATTTTTATATTCAAGTGCGGTCAGGGTGTCAGAATTATGCCAGCTGAATCGGGACGATATTTGCTGGGAGTCTGATGACGTCATGGTATTGGGAAAAGGCAATAAAGAGCGGGAGGTGTATCTTAACGCTCGGGCACATTTGCACCTGAAGCAGTATCTGGAAAGTAGGACAGATGGCAATCCGGCCTTGTTTGTAGGAACGCGCGCACCGCACGAACGCCTGACAAAATCCGGAGTCAGAAATATCCTAAAAAAGATCGG